TGAACTGGTTCTCGATCCGCTGCGCCAGGCCGTCACGCAGACGGGTCTCGATGTACGCCACGACAGCCGGCGCATCGGCGAGCAACTGGTTGCTGATCTTGATCCAGTGCGCGACGGTCTCGATGGGCACGTTGTACGGCGCGAACGTGACGTCGGACTCGAGCTTGACCGCACCCTGCGAGACTTCCGCCGCCGAGTTGGTAAACCCGGTTTCGCGCAGGCTGTTGACCATGTTCGAGGTGACCGGGATCGAGCGCAGGACATCGCGCACGGTCAGCGGCACGAACGAACCGGGGATCATGCCCGGGCGATTATCGGCCAGCGCGGTGCTGGACGTCGAGGTGACGGTGTTCTTCAGCTCGATGCGGGCGCGCTGCACTTGGCCGGCGACCAGTTGCTTGTACTGCTCGGACCGGACGAACTCCTCGCCGGCCGACAGCACCGGCACTTCGGTCTTCGCGCTGGTCATCTTCTGCGCGAGGTCGGTGATCTCGTCGCGGATCGAGCGGAACTTTTCCGCCAGTGCGGTTACCTCGGCGCGGGTCTCGGAGTCGGCTTTGCCCTTCTCTTCGATCTGGCCGTGGAACTTGTCGATTGCGCCTTGGAGTTTCTCGCCCTGGGCCTTGAGACCGGCTTCAAGCGCTGCTTTGATTTCCGTGAGTTCCATGATTCGATGCTCCTGATGTGAAGTAGTCGCGAGAGAAAACAGACATCAACTCGTCTGCTGCGTGCTTCTCTTTCGCGCCTCGATCACCGAGAGCGATTCGTTTCACGCTTGCCACAAGTGCGGTCGCATCGGTCCTCGAAAATCCGCCTGTATCGCGCAGGAGGCTTTCGATTTCCTTCAATGTGCCGCACGCTTCCAAAATCGATTTCACGTCGCCGATCTTCGCGCCGAGGTCAGCAGGTTCCTCGACGATTGAGATCTCGACCAGATGAATCTCTTTGAGCAGCCGCTTATCGTCGGCCAGCATCTCGATCTTCTTGGGGACGTAGCCGATGGACATGCCGTCCACCGCGCCGTGCTTCATGCTGGCATACACGTCCTCGGCCACCGAGTGCCCCGGCGTGAGTTCGCCCGAGACGAACAGGCCTTTTTCGTCGGCCCGCATTTCGATCCATTTGCCGATGATCGGCCCGTAGTGGTTCCATCGCATGCGGATCGGACGGTCCCGGTTGCGGTTCTTGAGCGTCCGGTCGTAGGCCTTCGGGTCGATGGTGTCGCCGTAGGAATCGACGCCGCCGAACACGGACGCATAGCCGCTGAACGCCATTCCGGCGCTGCTGAATTTGATGTCGAGCAAATCGAGCGGCAGGCGTTTCGTTTCCATGTCGGGCCTCGTTTCGGTCATTCTATCATTTGGGCAGCAAAAGCAAAATTTCCTCTCGGCGGCGCTTGAGTCGTCGCGCTGCCGCATCGTCGAACACCGGGAATGCAGGCCAGAGGATGTTTCCGCCGCCGCCCGATGGTGGCGGTGCGCCGACGCCGAGCAGGCCCTGCACGGCCACCAGGACGGGCGTAAAGCCGATCCCTTGCAGCGCGATCGCGCGGGCACTGAGGCTCATGCGGAGCGGGAAACCGTAGTCACGTCGCCCGCCGTGCCGATGGACTGCACGATTGACCCGGCAACTCGGCTCGACGCGGTGACGACCAGCGGCGCGGTGATGCCGTGGAGCGCGGCCAGCTCGTCAATCATCAGGCCCGGATTGCCCGCGAACACCGAGACGCCTGCCGTCGTGGCAATGGTCACTGTGCCGGCCGCGTCTGCCACCGTCTGCGTCACCACGCCAGCCTGGCGCGCGGTAGCGCTCACGGTCAGCGGACTTCCGATCTCGAGCCCGTGCAGCAGATGGATTGCCAGCAGTCGCCGCGCCTGCGAACCGGTGATGGTAAAGAAAAGCGTGTCGCCGGTTGCCGCGAACACGTCCGAGCCGGTTTCGGTTGCCGCCATCGTACCGGCGACGACCACCACGCCGGATGCGGCCAGCACGTCCGATCCGGTCTCGGTAGCCGCCAAAGATCCGGTGACGGTCGTAACGGTGCCGCCAGTTGCGGCGAATACGTCCGATCCGGTCTCGGTCGCAGCCAGCGCGCCGACGACCAGAACCGTTCCGGTCGCGGCGAGCGTGTCGGAGCCGGTTTCGGTTGCGGCCAGCGTGCCGACGACCAGGACGACGCCGGACGCGGCCAGCGCGTCGGCACCGGTCTCGGTTGCTGCCAGCGTGCCGGTTGCGCCAGCGCCGCCCTGCTGCGAGAGCAGCGTGAGCAGCATCGGTTAGACCGCCAGGGTCTGAAGCTGGTTCAGCGTTGTCTGCGTCTCAGCGATGTCCGCGTCGATCCGAGCGGCCTGTTGCATGTCGCCCAGCGCGACGGCAGAACCTCGCACGCTTTGAAGGTGGGTCAGCCGACGCTCGCACATCAGGATCAGTTCCGCGATTGTCATCAGATCACCATTTGCCGCAGCAGCACGGTTGAGGTGTTGAGCAGCATGTAGACGTAATAAACGTCTGTTGCCCCGTCCTTGTAAATCACATCAAACGCCGTATCGCCGAGCAGCGCCGCGCCCTGCGGGTAGAGCATCGTTGACCACGGGAACATCTCCGAGCGGGCGAAGTCGTAGGCGAACCAGCGGCCCGTGGCCTCTTTCTGGACGTAGAGCGTACCGTTGTGCAGCGCGTACTTCGTGCCGGTCGTGAACGTCTCGGTGCTGGGACTGTAGGTGACCGCCGCCCAAGTGTTGCCTGCAATGTCGTATCGGTCGAGCAGCGCGCCAGCAGCGCCCCGAAACGAGTAGATGTAGCGCCCGTTGATGATGGCTGACTCAGCATTCCAATCAGCCTCGGGCGCGGAATGCACCCAGTGCCCCGACATGCCCGCGCCCGGCGCGCCGCCTCGCGCAACGCCCGGCGACAGCGTTGCCCATGTGTTCGCCGCGATGTCGTAGCGGTACATCGTCACCGCGTTGTTGCCGATGTAGTACAGGAAGTTGTCGTTGCCCGAGATGTCGTAGGTCGAGGTCGCGTCCGGGTTGGTCGTCCACGTCGCAACGGTCAGCGAGTCGGCGGTGTTCGCCGTGATCGTGCGAATCTGGCCCGCGCCCGTGCCGCCCGTGATTCGCACCTGCGAGTTGACCCACTGGCTCGCGGTCCAAGTTTTGCCGGTCTGCGTCAGGGTCGTGCCGGTCGCGCTGGTCGCGGTCCCGGTGGCGAACGACTTGAAGGCGCCATCGACAATTGACGGCGTGGCGATCAACTTGCCGTCTGTTCCGATGGACGCAGGAAGGCCGGTCTGCGAGAGCGTGTTCCAGGTGTTTGTCGCGTAGTCGTAGACGCGGAACGAACCCGCAGCCAGCGTGCCTGCACCGACGACATAGAATCGCGGCGTCAGCAGCCGGTAGACCGTCGATGCGCTGAACGCGCTGGCCTGCGTGGCGACGGTGATTACGGCGTTCGTGCCGACCGTGTTGCTCACGATGTCGAGCACCAGGCCGTTGTTCGGGCCTGCCATGATCAACACCTTGTAGCCGCGCAGATCACGCGCCAGCGTCTGGTTGGTCGTGATCGTGCTGGTCGTGCCAGCGGTCGCGGTCAGCGATGCCACGCCCACGGTCGCGCCGGTGGACCATGCACCTGCCGTGCCGCTGGCCCCGGCTCCGAAGGTGCCTGCCAGCGCAGGCGAGGGCAGGTTGACCCAGCCATCCTCGGACGGGTTGTAGATTGCGGCCGCAGTGTTGCTGGTGATCAGCATCTGCTGCTGGCGGAAGTTCCGCGACGAGATGATGAACGAACCGGCCACCGATGCAACAGGCGACGGCGCGCAGAACTCCCAGCGCTTGAGGTCGAGAATTTTCCGATTGCCGTTGGTCGTAGCCATATCAGGTCACCGAGATGTTGCGTCGAAGGGAATCTGCCTGCATGTGCATCAGTGCAGGGATCTGATCGTTCGCGTTAAAGCCGCCGATCTGCGTCTGATTCGTGAGGGTCGAAACCGTCGCGATTGTTTGACCGCCGGCAATCGAACCAACGGTCACCTGCAAGTTAGACGCTGTTGCCTGCCGAGCCTCCATGATCGGCT